GTCACTTTTTTTCTCGCAGAACGCCGTTCTGGCCCCCTGACCTGGGGGTATGGGTTCGTCACCCCACCTGTGAGATCATGACCCCTAACGAAAATTGAAAGGCCCCTGGATTTTCTCGGGCTGTCATTTGAGAGGGCTCCGGATTTTCATGCCACGTACCTACGTCCCCCGGACACCTCGGCCTCGGCGCTTCACCTGTCAGGTCTGCAAGCGGGAGGGCAAGACCAAGCCGGGCCAGCCCGGGCCGCTACCGCAGTACCACCCCGAGTGCAAGCAGGGGTTCGTGGTCAAGCCCGACCGCCCGCCGACCGCCCCCGGCGGTGTCAGCTCCACCTCGGTGGCGTTCTCGGCCGCGTCGGCAGTAGCCTCGATCCCGGTCCCGGTGCCTTCACCGGCCCCGGGACCACCCGCACCGCCGGCAGAGCTGGCCCGGCCGGTGCAACCCCCGGTTCCGCCGGTCCCCGCAGCTCCGGGGCCGGTGGAGCCGGGTCCCCTGGAGTCCGCCCTGCGGGTGGAGCTGGCCGGGCGGACCGGCTTCCTGGTGGAGATCGCCCTCGCCACGGCCCAGGCGGCCGACCAGGTGCCGTCGTTCAAGCTGAAGGACAAGCTCTCGGCGCTCAAGGCGCTGACCGAGATCCGCGCCCAGGTGCTGGCACCCACCACGGCGGCCGAGCAGGCCGAGCAGGATGTCGCCGAGCCCCAGGTCGAGCAGGGGTTGTTCGGCGCCGTGCGCGCCGAGCTGGCGCCCGAGGTTGACCTGGGGGTATGCCGGCCTCGGTGGGCCACCCGGCGCCGGCTGGAGCGCAAGACCTGGGGCCCGTACTTCGCCCGGGTCGCTGAGGCCCTGGGCCGTCCGTTCATGCCGTGGCAGCGCTACGCCGCGGACCTGGCGGGAGAGGTCGACGACACCGGCAAGCTCTGCTACCGCCAGGTGGTCGCCACGGTGCCCCGCCAGTCCGGTAAGACCACGATCATCCTCTCGATCGTGGTCGGGCGGGCCGAGGCCGGCCAGCCGTTCGGCGGCGGGCAGAACATGCTCTACGCCGCTCAGACCCAGTTGGCGGCCGACAAGAAATTCAAGAAAGAGTACATCCGGGACCTGCGCCGCGCGGAACTCATGCGCGACCGGTACACGGTGAAAGTTGGCTCTGGCGCTACGAATATCACGTTCACGTCGAGTGATACCACGTTCCAGCCGGTCCCGACCAAGAGCGATTCCAGCCACGGTGAGGTGCTGGACTTCGCTGTGCTCGATGAAGGGTTCGCCCAGACGGACGACTCGGTGGAGGGTGCGTGGCGCCCGGCTGCGATCACCCGACCCATGGCCCAGTTGTGGTTCCCCTCCACCGCGGGGGATGCCACCAGCACCTGGTACCGGGGCAAGGTCGAGACCGGCCGGGCTGCGGCCGAGACGGACTCCGGCTACGGGATCGCCTACCTGGAGTGGTCGGCCGACGAAAAGGCGCCCGGGTTCGATCCGGGGGATGAGGAGATGTGGGCCCGGGTCATGCCTGCCCTGGGCCACACCCAGACCCTGGAGGCCCTGCGGGGCGAGTACCAGACCCTGGTACTGGAGGGCAAGCTGACCACCTGGCTGCGGGCCTTCCTCAACATCTGGGTGGATCGGCGTTCCGAGCCGGTGTTCCGGGCCGGGAAGTGGGAGGCATGCCACCAGCCCGAGGTGGAGCGGCTGACCCGCCCGGTCTTTGCGATCGACGTCTCGGCCGACCGCACGCACGCGTCCATTTCTATGGGTGCGCTGGGTTCGACCGGGGTCCCGATGGTCCGGCTGATCGACTACCGGCCCGGCACGGACTGGGTGGTGGATCGCATTCTGGAGCTGCGGGAGAAGTACGACCCCAAGGCCGTGGTGCTCGACTCGGCCGGCCCGGCCAAGTCGCTGATCGTCGACCTGGAGAACAACTACGTCAAGGTCCAGGTCTCGACGGCCCAGGACATGGCCGGCGCGTGCGGCAGCTTCTACGACGCCGTGGATCAGGGCGCCCTGGCGCACCTGGCGGACCCTGCCCTGGAGCTGGCGGTCACCGGGGCCGAGACCCGGCCCCTGCTGGACGCCTGGGCCTGGACCCGGAAGAAAAGCGCGGAGGAGACCCGGACGGACATCTCACCCCTGGTCGCCTGCACCCTGGCACACTGGGCCCAGCTAAAGTACGGAGATCAGGAGATCTACGGAGACGACGCATGGTAGGCGGGTGGATATGGGCAAGGTGATGGACGCCGCCCGCGTACTGCTGGGCAAGGATCAGCGCGCTCTCACGGCAGGACAGCTCATCGGTGAGCGCGCCCGAACCTCGCGCACGAGCAGGGCGCGGTTCATCACCGCGGAGGAAGCGCGTAAGAACTCGGTGTGGTGGGCGGGGCTGACCCTGCGGGCCAACCTCATGTCGACGTTCCCGGTGGACGTGGTCCGGTCCGTGGGGGACCTCCTGGTGTCGGTGACCAGCCCCGGGCCGTTGTTCAGCCAGCCGGGTGACGGCATCGGGATCACCCGGCACCTGTGGAACCGGAGCTGGGATCTCGACTCGGCCGGCAACCACGTCGGGATCATCACCGCCCGCAACGCGTTCGGTCTGCCGGCCCGGATCGAGCAGGTCCCGCTCGACGTCGTCCACGCCCAGATGAACGGGCGAAAGATCGACTTCTGGCGGATCGACGGCAAGCGCTACGAGAAGTACGAGATCTGGCACGAGACCCAGTACACGATGAGCGGTATCGAGCTGGGCCTGTCCCCGCTGGCCTACGCCGCCCGGTCCCTGGGCATCTACGAATCCACCCAGGAGTTCGCGCTCGACTGGTTCGGTAACGGCGCGCTCCCCCGGGGGACCCTGAAGAACACGGAGAAAGCCCGACTTGGCAATGCCGAAAGGCGGCTGGCTAAGGACGGTTTCAAGGAAGCCACCCTCGGCGGCGACATTTTCGTGCACGGCATGGAGTGGGAGTGGACGCCGAGCGTCACCACGGCGGCGACCGCCGGGTTCCTCGATCAGAAGACCAGCTCCGAGAAAGACGTGTGCCGGTACATCGGCGTGCCGGCCGGGATGCTCGACGTCGAGATCAGCACCGGAAATATTACGTATGCCAACGCGACTCAGGCGAACCTCCAGTTCCTGGTCACTCAGCTCGGTCCCGGGGTGGTGCGGCTTCAGGACTTCTGGTCCGACAACGCGCTGCCCAAGCCGTGGAAAATGCGCCTCAACACGGATGCCCTGCTGCGCATGGACCCGAAGACCAAGGCTGACCTGATGGCCCTGCTGAACGCCAACCAGCTCCGGACCAAGACGGAGCTGAGGGCGCTCGACAACCTGGCGCCGTACGACGATCAGCAGATCGCCGAGATCGCTCAATTCGCCCAGATGATGAAACCTCCGGCCGCCCCGGCCGGGCCCCAGACGAAAGAGAGCACACCGTGGCTGGTCCCATCCTGAGCCGGGCCGAGGCCGCGGCGCAGCGTCAGCTCAAGTACCGCTCTGTGGGCGACATGCCCCAGAAGCGTTCAGCCCCGGAACAGTCCGGCGCCCCACGGCTCTGGACGCCGGCCGTGCGCTCGTCGTGCACCGTGGAGCGGGCGGCCGCCGGGAGCAAGAACTCGACCTCGGTCCGGTTCGAGGGGTTCGCATCGGTCACCGGCGCGGCCTATCGGATGTGGGACTACTACGGGGAGTACGACGAGCTGGTAGAGGTCGGGGCGTTCGAACAGACCCTGGCCCAGACCGACCTCGACGTGCCCCTGGTGCTCGACCACGTCTCCAGCCGCCGGCTGGCCCGGACCGGCAACGCCAGCTCACCCCTGGAGCTGGCGGAGATCACGGACGGGGACACCACGGGGTTGCGCTCGATTGCGCCGACCATGCAGCTATCGGACCCGGACGTGGCCTACATCGTGCCCAAGCTGGATTCCGAGCTGATCGACGAGATGTCGTTCCGGTTCACGATCGAGGCCGGCCGCTGGAACGACGAGTTCACCCAGTACACCATCCAGCGGGTGAACATCCACCGTGGTGACGTCTCGATCGTCGGCTACGGCGCCAGCCCGCACACCGCCGGTTCCGGTCTGCGGGACCAGGTCGACCCGGCCGATCGGCAGCTTGCGCTGGCCCGGTCCGTGGCGGGTGACAACCGCTATGCCCGCATCGGAGCCCGAGGCTGACACCTGGTTCCAGCGCGCGTTGGATCGGCGGGCCGCCGAGGAACGAGGCGAGGATGTCCCGACCGGGGCCCGCTTCAACTCGGCACCGTAGTACCCTGTCCGCGTAGCTTCGTGCGTCGACTCCGTGGTCTGCCCTTGGTGGTCGTGTCGTTTGATGGCTCAATCCGTCATCCGTACCGACCATCAAGGACAGACCACTCATGAATCTTGAACTCCAGCGCACCCAGGTGCGCGAGTCGATGCGCTCGCTGCTTGCCCAGCGCGCCGCCGCGACCGCCAGCCTGGACGCCGTCCGGGCCAACCCGGCCAGCACCCCGGAGCAGATCACCTCGGCCACCCAGGCCCGGGACGCGTTCGATTCCCAGATCGACGCCCTGATCGTCCGGGAGACCGAGCTCACCGCAGAGATCGACCGGGAGACCGCGATGTCGGCCCTGTCGAACCGCATCACCCCGGAACCGGCGGCCAGCCGCACCGGCGGCCAAGCCGGCGTGCTGCCGGGCACCGACACCTCCGTGCGTGTCGGCCAGGAGCCGCGGGCCTACGCCCGGGAGAACGACCCCTCAGGCCGGATGTTCATGCGCGACGTCGGCCTCCGGCACCTGCATGGCGCCGGGGCTGCGGAGAGCAACGACCGGCTGACCCGGCACATGCAGGAGGAGCGGGTCGAGCGGGGCCAGTACCTGGTCCGTGCGGCCGGAACCGGTGCGTTCGCCGGTCTGACCGTGCCGCAGTACCTGACCGAGTCCTACGCCCCGCTGGCGCGGGCCATGCGCCCGTTCGCCGACGCCTGCAACCACCACGACCTGCCGGCGGACGGGATGACGCTGAACATCTCCCGGATCACCACGGGCACGTCAGCGGCGCTCCAGGCCACGGAGAACAGTGCGGTTTCCAACACGGACATCGACGACACCCTCCTGACGATCAACGTTCAGACGAACGCGGGACAGCAGACCCTGTCCCGTCAGGCGGTCGAGCGGGGCACCGGCACCGAGGATGTCACCGTGCAGGATTTGTTCCGGGCCTACGCCACGACCCTGGACTCCACCCTGATCAACCAGGGGACCACGGGCCTGGCCGCTTCGGCGACCCCCCAGACCTACACC